CGCCGGTGAAAATAAATTCAGGCCATTCATTCTTGACCGAGCGGCGAAGTGGACGCAAATCTCTATGAGCGGGGTTGATGCTCAGCACCTTGAAACTCGCAAGCATCAAGTTGAGGAAATCTGTCGGGCTTTTCGCGTTATGCCAATTATGATCGGGCAGGCTGATAAGGCGGCGACCTACGCCAGCGCGGAGCAGATGTTTCTGGCCCACGTTATTCACACGTTGTGCCCTTGGTATGAGCGCATCGAGCAATCAATCGATGTAAATCTGCTTACCGATGCAGACCGGAAAAAAGGTATTTATGCTAAATTCCTGCCAAACGGATTGATGCGCGGGGCATCCAAAGACAGGGCAGACTTTTATTATAAAATGTGGCAGATGGGTGCATATAACCCAAACAAAATCTTGGAACTTGAGGACGAAAACCCTTATGACGGTGGGGATCAATATTATGTTCCCGCAAACTTCGCGCCGGTTGGTCAGGAGCCAGTTGAATGAAGAAAAATTGGTACAGAATAGAAGCCAGCACCGGTTCAATCCCAGAAATTTTAATCTACGGAGACATTGCTGATTATAATATTGATTCCGCAACATTCCGTAGGGACTTGTTTGCTATCAAGGCACCCGAGGTAAATGTTCGGATTAATTCAAGGGGTGGTGGTGTCTTTGAGGGTATCGCAATTCATAACGCACTCAGGGACCATCCAGCCAAAATAACCGCGTACATCGACAGTCTTGCAGCGTCTATTGCTGCTTATATTGCGATGGGTGCAGATATCAGAGTAATGGCTAAGGCGTCCAGAATGATGATTCACGAAGCGCAGGGGGTCGTAGGAGGCACAGCAAAGGATCTAAGAGACACGGCTGACCTGCTGGATGACGCGAACTCTATGCAGATCGACGCTTTTTCAACAGCCACCAGTCTTGGTCGTTCCGTTGTCAAAGAAATGCTGGCTGTCGAAACATGGTTGACCCCTGAACAAGCAAAGAAACTGGGTTTTATTGATGTCATAGAAGGCGAAAACGAGCAGGGCAGTAGGGCTCAGTTTGATTTGTCGCCTTTCAAAAACGTACCAAAAGAAGTGTCCGCCGCATTCGGGAAAACACCAACAGAGCGAGACGTTGAACAACTCCTGCGGGATGCCGGAGTTTCACGGAAGGACGCCATGACAGCAGTGGCCGCGATTAAAGGTGAAGGTCAGAGGGATTCTGACGAAGCCGAAACGTTGGCCGAGCACTTATTGGCGAAAATTGAAACCGACAACCTTATCAGCAAAATAAAAGGAGTGAAAAATTGAAGGATCTTTTTGCAAAATTGAATACTGCTTTCGATGAATTCAAAATCGAAAATAATACACGGCTTGCTCAGATCGAAGCCAAGGGCACCGCCGACCCGCTTCTTGAAGCCAAAGTTGACACTATCAATGCAGCGATTACCGAGATTGACGCAAAATACAAAGCTCGGATTGATGAAATCGAAGCTAAGTCCAACCGCGTTGGGCTGCAATCTGAGGGAGATGTTGCGAAAGCCGAATACAGCGTAGCGTTTAGTGCTTTTGCTCGCAAAGGTGACATTCAGGCCGCACTGTCTACCGGCAGTGACCCTGATGGTGGCTACTCTGTGCCAATCGAAGTTGACAAGCAAATGCTTGACCTTGAACAAAATGATGTGTCAATGCGGCGATTGGCCAATATAATTTCACTGGGAACCCCCAATTATACCAAACTCGTAAATATTCACGGCACTGGGTCAGGTTGGGTTGGGGAAACGTCTGCGCGACCGGTAACTGCTGGCCCATCTATCGCCGCACTAACTCCCTACTGGGGAGAAGTTTATTCTAACCCTGCAGCTACTCAACAGATGCTTGATGATAGCGCATTTAATGTAGAGCAGTGGCTTGCCTCAGAAATTGCCGCAGAGTTTTCGCTTGAAGAAAACGGGAAATTCATTGCAGGTGATGGTGTAGCTTGTCCCAAGGGGATTTTGGCTTACACTATGGCGACAACCGCCGACAAAACCCGTGCTCTAGGCACCTTGCAATATGTTAAGACAGCCGAGGCCGCAGCGTTCCATGCTGCGTCTGCAACCGTTTCGCCCGCCGACTGTTTGATTAACTTGCAGCAGGCATTGAAACCAGCGTTCCGCAATAACGCCAAATGGCTGATGAATTCGGCAACCGTCGGACTTGTTAGAAAATTTAAAAATGCAGTGCAGGGTGATTTGATCTGGCAACCTGGGCTGCAAGCTGGTCAGCCGTCCACCTTGCTAAGTAAAGTAATCGAAGAAGACGAGGAAATGCCTTCAGTCGGAGCGAACGCATATCCGATTGCTTATGGCGATTTTAAGCGTGGATATACTATCTGTGACAGGATCGGTACTCGTGTTTTGCGAGACCCGTACACCAACAAACCGTATGTGATGTTTTACACCACCAAGCGCGTTGGCGGGTTTGTGACCGACAGCAACGCTATCAAAATTATCAAATGTGAAGCATAAAACCAAGGGAGCATAGATTATGAACGATCTGCATAATAATTGTCGCACTCTGCGGATATTGTCACCTGCCGCCGCTGGGACCACTGGGACCGGACGAACCGGGACCATTATCGACCGCCAGGATTACGGCGGCGTAGAGTTGATTATGGATTACGGCGCAGTAGCTGCAACAGGCACAACTATAACCGTAACCGTCCTTGAGGGCGCTGTAACCGGCACCATGACCTCTGTCGCTGACGCTGACTTACTCGGCACCGAAGCCCTCGCAGGGTTGGCAGCCCAGGCAAGGACATCTGGTGTTGGTAAAAATGTGACGAAGCGTGTCGGGTATAAAGGCAGTAAGCGATACGTAACCGTTAAAGAGGTCCCAACTGGCGCGGCTTCCGGCGGCACCACCAATAATGACATCGTTGGTTGTGTTGCAGTGTTGCATAGCCCAAAAATTGCACCGACCGTTAACCCGTAATTTAATATCGGCTGTGCTGCCCATCCCAGACACAGCGCCGGACCCGTAACCGGCAATTATTAACCCTGGATGGGAGGATAAATGACACCGGAAAGAGTTGCAATCCTGGGCCTTGGCCCTTCCGTAAATCAGTTTGTTGAGTTTACCAAACGCAATGGCAGCAGAAAAACATTGTGCGATGAGGTGTGGGGGATAAATGCCCTTGGCGATGTGTTCAATTGTGATAAAATTTTCCATATGGATGATGTCCGCGTCCAGGAAATCAGAGCAAAAGCGGAGCCAACGTCAAACATTTCAGCAATGCTCAAATGGCTAAAAACAACAGATGTACCAGTTATTACAAGCAGGGCTCATCCAGACTACCCAGCGTTGCAGGAATTTCCGTTAGAGGATGTGCTTAATTCGCTACAGTTCGATTATTTCAACTCAACAGCCGCTTATGCTGTCGTTTACGCAATTCACATCGGAGTTAAAGAGCTGTCCTTGTTTGGTGTCGATTACACTTATCCAAACGTACACGACGCAGAAAAAGGCCGGGCCTGTGTCGAGTTTTGGCTAGGTATTGCAACGGCCAGAGGGATCAAGATCAGGTTGCCAAAAACAACGAGCCTGATGGATGCAATGATGTCCAGGGAAAAACGGTTGTATGGGTATGATACGCAAAAAATAACTTTTAACAAGGATGGAAAAGGCGGATTAAAGCTGGAGTTTAAAGACCTTGAAGAATTACCAACCGCTGAGCAGGTTGAGGCAAGTTATGACCACAGTGTCCACCCTAACCCACTGATGGAAGAGGCCGAAGATGATCCTGTCTCGAACAATTGCACCGGCGACTGAGCCGGTAACGCTAACAGAAGCAAAGGCCCATCTTGGCGTCACCATAACTGACGATGATGTGCGTTTAAATTCGCTTATTACGGTAGCCAGGGAGTGGGCTGAAAGTTATACCGGGCAGGCTTTTGTATCGCAAACATGGGCAGCGTATTTTGATGATTTTCCTTTAGGTGATACAATCAGGCTGCCTGGGCCATTGTTATCAATTACGTCTGTTGGGTATGTTGATCAAGACGGAGAGTTGCAAGCCTTTGCAGATTACACGTTAGACGCAGCAGGCGGCCGTATTTTTTTGGACTATGATGCAGACTGGCCGGACGTGCGAAACATTGAAAATGCAGTGACGATCACGTTTGTTGCTGGATACGAAACCATGCCAGAGTCGATTAAATCAGCAATTAAATTGCAGGTTGAGATGCTGTACGACAGACCAGATACAGCATACTCGGCGGCTATCAACAATGCTATTGCTGCGGTGCTTACACCCTATCGAGACATGAGGAGATTGTGAGAGCCGGGAACCTACGTCACTTAATTGACATACAGCAGGCCATTGAAATAAAAGACGCCTATGGGGCCGTCACAGAAACATGGATATCCGTTGGTAAGGTCCGGGCCGGGATTTATCAGTTATCTGGGCGTGAGTATTTCGCTGCGCAGCAAATAAACAGCGAGATAAACGCGAAGTTGGTGATCCGCTACCTGGGTGGGTTAACGACAAAAATGCGAGTTGTAGAACCAGGAACAACGCGG